CGCCCTTGTCCCCGCTCATGCCACCCGTCAGCTGGGTGCCGAGCTTGGTGGCGATGCGAAAGATCTTCTCAGTGATCGCCCTCAGGCCACCACTGTCGGCAGCCAGCGTGTGCTTGTCGTTGTCCGCCATCACCCGCGAGCCGTTGTCGTGGTCAACGGTCACGCGGTGCTGAGTGTCCTCGCTCTGGGCCCTGTGCTCGATGCCCTCGGTCGGGTGCGCCTTCGACTGATGATACTTCTTGGCGTCCTTGTAGGGATTGTCAGCACTGTCGCTCGGATCGACCGCCTTCGTGGTGACACCGTTGGTCGGGTGAACGTCGACCGTCTGCTTGCCGTCCTCGCTGCGATGCTGCTGCGAGTCTGTGGAGACGTTCTTGAGCTTTCTGGGGTCAGATCGCACACCAGGGAGAAACAGACCATCAGAGAGGGACTGGGTTCTGGTGTCGATGGGATCCTGGATGCCGCCGTTCTTGTGCCAGTTGTCAAGCGGACGACCGGCAAAGACGATGATTCCCTCCATCCCCTTGGTGATGGGGCTGGTAGAGACGTTCTTCCCGCCCTGCGGATGGAAGATCGGAACGTCTCCCATGACAGGAAGCTCGACATACGTGACCTTGCCGTCCTTGTCAGTGACGCGGCCCTTTATGGTGGACTTCAGAGAGACAGTGTGACCGTCCTTTGAGTCCTCGTGCACCACGACGGGCAGGATGGTCCAGAGGTCCTTCCGCACTCCATCTGCCAGCGTTCGGAGAACCTCCTCATGGTCCGGGATCAGCTCGCGGAAGTCCATCAGTCCTCTCCAAGGTGGGTCGTCGACCCATCCGAACCCTTGATTGGATTGGTCGACGTCACAGGCTTCTGTCCGGGCTTGAGACCTGCGTTGGCCGCTCCGAACTGGAGATCGACCTCAGACCCGAGTGTGCCTGACGGTCCGTTGAGTGCCAGACACGTGCACGTCACGTACCAGGGACCACCCCGGGTGTCGCCCTCCCACTCGGCCTGAAGGACCTTGTAGAGGCCGTCCTTCGGAAGGTTGGGCATCGTGGCCTTCGAGAGAAGACCCTGGTCGTTGGGGAATTGCACCGAGGCCTGTGCTCTCTGGATGCTGTCGTTGTTGAGCTTGATGGAGCCATTGATCTGGATTGCAGGATTGATCAGGGCGGTGACGATGATCGCCTGCTGGGTCTGGGTCGGCATGCCGATCATGCCGGTCTGTGCATTCAGAACTACTGCGCCACCGGGGAGGGCCTGGTCCGTCGGAACCATGTCGACTCGGCCTCGACTGATCGTCCACGTGCATCCGTGAGCGTGCGAGAGACGTCGAAGATGGTCGCGGGCCATGCCAAAGAAGGCCTGAGCCCTCGGGTACTTGAGAACTGTCGAGAACCAGTCAGGAACGTAGCCAGGCTGGATGCCGTACTCGCTCATGGCCCCGACAAATGTGTCGTAGTGATCGCGAGGAGTGGATCCGGCGGGAAGCGCCTTGTTGACGACTCCACGATTGTACGGAACGTCGCCCTCATAGGCGTCGATGATGACGATGGTGTCCGTCGGGTTCTCCCGGCCCTTGCGGACCTGGACCACGTTTCCGACGAAGATCGGGGCTGCGTTTCCGTTGTACCCAGCGATCAGAGTGACTGTCTTTCCCTCTGGATTCTGCAAGAACTTGTCAGCCGTTGCAGCGGACAGATTGGACACCGTTATCTGGGCATGATTGAGACTCTGAGAGGTCGCCGAGGATACCTTGAACCTGATCCTCATGTCCTCGGTGATGGTCACTCCCTGGTACTGAAGGCGGCACTGCCGAAGCCACTGCAGAGTCATATCAGTACTCCGCAAAGAGCCGGGCCGAGGATCCCCAGTCCGACCATCCGGGGTCTCTGGCAGTGCCCCCGTCCACGATCACCCAGAGTCGGAAGCCGAGCCCGAGGTAGCCGTAGGGCCGCATGAGGTTCTGTCCAGGAACCATGGGTATTCCGAGAACCAGAGCCGCGTTGCTGCTGTCGGCAATGTCCAGAAACCAGCCACCGTCCACCGCCTCGACCCAGCGAACTCTCATGTTCAGCTGGTTGCCGTTCAGGATAGTCGTGAACACCGAGTTGACCTCGGGGTCGAGCTGGATCTCGTAGAATGCCATCAGGCTAGGTTCCCTGTAGTCAGAGCAGACCCAGCGTCCAGACCAGTGCCCGAGGGACCAGATGGCGACAGAACATCCGGCAGGTGTCCTCCGCTCACAGGAGTGGGCACCTTGTCCCCAAGAGAGGAGTAGGGTGCTGTCGTCTTGGCGTCGGACGAGCCCGGGTCCGTCTTGGACGGGTCCGTTGTGGAGCCGCTGTCTCCGGAGGAGGATGCCTGCTGGGTGGAGACCCGCTGCACCTCACGGATGCGAATGATGGCCTTCAGCGAGTTCTCGGAGTCAGGATCAGTGATCACCTGAATGCCCTGGATGAGCATGTTGGTGTACTGACGCTTGCCAGTCGACACGCTGAACGGCTGGCGCTCGCGCTGAAGAGCAAGGATCTCCGAGTACTGGATCCTCGAGTAGCCCTCGGCCTGACCGGTAGAGTCAGAGAAGCCGATGCGAAGCTCCAGTCTGCTCGGCAGAACAAAGCAGTGGTCAGAGATGGCCGCCCCCGTCTCCACAGGATGGTCGGTGATGGCCATCTCATCGTCGTGGCGCTCCTCGAGCGTCACGTCCGGGAAGATCCGCCCGAAGTAGCGCCCGAGGCCTCCGATATATGTGTATGGCGTCAGTGAGTCGCCAATCACACGGAAGGCATTCAGGTCTGCCATGGCTAGGCCGCTGCTCCGTTGGTACTGCGAATCATGTTCGCCAGCTGACGATTGGCTCGAGCATGAGCGAGATTGATCTCAGAGGCCGAGGCACTCGCGTCACTGGCACCATAGATCGTGTTGTTGATGGTCTGGTTGATCTCACTGGGAGAAAGCCACGACTGAGGACGAACAGCCGGAGGTGCAGACATCTTCTTCTGAACCTCAGCAGGATCGCTGGCCCCGCCCCGAAGACGACTGCCAACATCCTTTACTGCGTCCCGAGTTGCATCTGTCTCCGACCCCCGGAGGAGCTTCTGAGCCTGTCGACGATGGCCTGCCATCTGGTAGCGCCACTTGTCCGCCACAGTTCCCCATGTTCCCCCGGCCCCCGCGTCGCTGGCCCCCGTCTTGTATGGGCTGCCGGCGTTGATCGCAGCGTAGACCTGCTCTCCGCTCATTCCCGGCTTGACGCCTCGGTCACGAAGATATTTCTCCACCGCCTCCATCTGCTGGGTCGGCGTTGAGTCGGCCGTGACCCCGTACTTCTGGCGCTGCGGCTCGCCCCACTGGATGTAGCCTCGATGCTGACCCCACTTGGTGACAGGTCCCCGCTTCCACTTGTCGAACGTCCCCCCGGTCTCGAAGGAGATCATCGTCGCGAGGTCCTCGGCATTGATCCCGAGGTTCGCAGCCGTCTTCTTGAGAGCTGCAGACAGCTCAGCCGCCTCAGCGGGGAGGGGCCTGCCCGCACCTGCTCGACCTCTGTCAGAGGCGTCTCCGAGGCGTGCGCCCTTCGTGCCGCCGAGCCAGCCCGGCCTGTTCTCCCACTTCTTTCGAAGCCAGTCGCCCATGCGACCCGCACCGTTGAGGTCGGGGTCTCCACCAGGCGGGTTCGGATTGAACGTCGGGTTTAGGTTGCCGTTCTCGTCTACCTTGCCAGCGGTCATGAGAAGAGCCAGAAGGCCAATCCACCCGAACCGAACCTTGGCAAAGGCCGCAAGGATGGACGTGACCCATGCACCGGCGATGAAGATGGCGAAGAACTCGAGCTGGCTCTTGGCGTCCTTGACGTCTTTTGCCATGTCGGTGAACCAGGCAACAACCTTCTGCATGTCCTCTGGCTTGAGCTTGGTCAGCCAGTCGACCATGGCCTGCACGACCCTGACCAGCACCTCAGCCAGTGACGTCAGAACATCAACTATGTTCTTGCCGTTCGCCTGGAGCCAGTCCGTGAGCTGAGTGATCGGACCCTTGCCGTCCTTGCCGATCAGGTTCGCGACGATGGCGTCGCCTATCGCACCCAGTGTAGTCTGGAGCTCTCTCATCTGGTTGGCAAAGACCTGCCCATCCTTGGCAGCCTTGTCCAGATCGAGGCCCAGGCGGGCATAGATGTCCTTGCTCTTGCCCTTGGCTCGAGCAAAGTCGCCATTCATCATGGCACGCCAGTCGTTCTCGCTGATGCCCAGTAGCTCAGCGATCTTCATCTGGACGCCGTATGGCTTGTCCTTGGAGACCTTTACGAGATCCTCGAGAATCTCTGTGCTGTCGCGAAGCTCTCCGTTGGTCTTGCGAACGCTGACGCCAAGACTCTCGATGAAATTGTAGGCTCCAGGGTTGACCCGAAGGAACCGACCGAAGTTTTCGAGAGACTGCCCCGCGCTCTGCATGGTGCCGCCGAGCATGGACACGGCGGTCTGGAATGCCTTGATGTTGGCCACAGACGCATTGATGCGGCTGGAGGCATAGAACATCTTGTCGAAGGCCTCAGAGATCTGAGACGTGACAGAGAGCAGCTTCTTCAGTGATGCCTCGATGGTGTCGCCAAGAAGCTTCGCCTGAAGAGTTGCCGAGCGAATGGAGTCATGAAATCGCTTCTCGCCTGAGGCATCGACCTTCCAGCCGAGACCGACGAGAAACTCCTTGATGACGTTATCGCTCACTTGTTCTTCTCCATCCACTCTCTGACGCGCATCTCATTGATCGCCTTCACGGTGAGGGCATCGTTCATGAACTGCACATCAGCGATGTCGAGCTTTCCATCGATGAGGCTCTCGTAGCTGCAGAGACCCTCGATCGCGGGCCGCATTAGCCAGTTCCCGTTGTCGGGCATCTGCAGAAGCAGCTGCTCTGGAATGTCGAGCGCGTCGGCCGGGATCTCTACGCGCTCGTCGGAAAAAACCGTCCGAACTCTGCCTGGATGACTCGAGCAATGCAGGGAAACATGATCTCGATGCCAAAGGCATCCTCGTTCATGGCTCGGCCTGCAGCACGGCTCCAGACCGGAGCCCAGCCGCCCTTCTCCTTGACCTTAACGAGCGAGAGTGTCTCGTCGATCACGAAGTCGAGGTCATCGTCCGAGATCTCGTGAAGACCATCAACGAGCTTCTTGAACGCCTCGTCCTGATTGCTCTGTCCCTCCCCCGCATCCGACGAGGCCATCAGAACGGCAACGCTGCGGATGGCAGGGAGGAGCGGGGCAAGCCGCTTGAGCAGCTTGACCTGCGTCTTGGCGTCCATCTTCGTGGAGATGTACTCGACGCCGTCGATCTCGAATTCAGCCACGGGTCACTCCTCAGGCGTTGCCGTCGCCGAATACACCGTCGATGGAGATCGAGTCGAACGGCCACTCGATGATGTCGCCATCCTCTGCATTCTGGAATGCAGGCTTGCGCTTGAAGGCGCACTGCGACGCAACCCAGTTGTCGCCACGAGCCGTGTTGCGAACAGAGAAGGTGTTCTGGCCGTGAAGAGCAGACGACGTGGTCTGATAGTCGAACGCCGCCGAGAGCACGTGGTTCAGCGGGTTCGTCTTCAGAAGACGGAGTGTCACCGTTCCGGACTTGTCAGCCCGGAGCGAGTGCATGCCCCGACCATCAGCACCGATGACCATGGTGTTCTGGTCGTTGGCACGAGACACGACAATGCCCTCCTTGGCAACGCCACCACCCGTGAGGGAGGTGGTGATGCCAGGGCCGGTCATCGCCGCAGAAATGTCCAGAAAGCTGTAGGTGTTGTTGGACATGGATCAGCCTCAGCGGTTGAGCGTCACGAGGACGTTGGCAGAGTGAACAGCCCCGGCGAGCTTGGCCGCGATCTGTATCGGAGGAGCCTTGCGGGCTGCTCGATCTGCATCGCTCTGTGTCGCCACCCTCGGCACATAGATGTAGTAGCCGTTCGGAAGAGTGTCGCCGGTCTTGAGCTGGCCGATCGGAGGACCCGTCCAGACCCCCGGCGCAACCAGTCCATTGTTGACTGCGCGATCCATGGTGTGAGCGCACACAGTGACGAGAATGTGAATGCCGTCGTCTGTCTGCGGGATCTTCGTCGTCGACGTGTAGAGGGCGTTGTAGACGTCCGTCTGCAGAGCATTCTGGAGCCAGTCTGCTCCGTGACGCTCGTCGATGAACATTCCGGAGGCCATGACGCCCTCCTGAATGATCGCAGTGTTGTTGATGTAATTGACGAAGGCGTTGACGTTCTTCGAGAGAAGAACACGAGCCTGTGTCTCGGTCAGCGTCTCCGCCGCCACCCCCGGCTCCTGCTTGAATTTCACCGTGAGGGTGGTGTTCGAGCCCTCGAAGTCGATCGTGGCGATGCGACCAAGAATCGACACCGCAGCATACGGGCTCGACGTCGAGTACTGGGAGAACGTCCGGTTGAGATTAAGCGTCTGAAGCGAGGAACCCACGTCAGCGGAGGTGGTTCCGTCCAGAGTGTTCGGCTCCTGGAGAGTGACTGCCATGATCCGCGAGAGGGACGTTCCCTCCACGAACTGAGCCGTGGCAATCAGGTCTGCGTCATCCGGGGGTGTGCTGGACGCCACCGCCATGCCGTACCAGTCGACGAACCGATCGGCGAGCGTCGATGCACAGGACAGAAGCGTCTCAGCTGCAATGCCGACCACGGGCGCGACAGCTGTCGTGGACGTCATGTTCAGCAGTGCTCCGAGAAACGTTCCAGAGCCTGCAGCAGTCATGAACCCGACGGAGGAGGCCGTCCCTGCTGTCCCAGAGCGGATCGTAAACTGGTGCTGAATCGAGTCCCACTTCACGGTAGCCTGGGAGAACCCGCCAGAGCCGATGGCTCGGATCGCAGTCTGGATCGCCGAGGCAACTCCGTTAAGGTTCAGGCACCCGGAGAGATCGATCGTCGTGACGTCGTGGGCCGATCCATCGATCGAGACGTGGAACGAGCCAGCCGTGACAACGGTGAAGTTCGTCAGGATCTGCTGGGTGGGAGACATCACGCCACCGATCAGGCGACCGTGGGTGTCCGTCTGTGCCCAGCGTCCAACCCAGCAGAAGTCCGGCTGGGGAACCTGAGAGAAGAAGAGATCGGCCGCGAGGTACTCCGGCGAGTTCGTCCCGAAGTCCTGAGCAATCCCGTCCAGACCCGAGTAGGCACGGCGACGCTCGTCCGTAGAGATCACGTCGGACGGGCCAACGATGATCATGTTGCCGAAGCCGCGATAGGCAGCGGCCTTGGGGCTGAGGTCAACAGAGACGTTGACCACATCAGAGACACTGAGGCCAGAAGCCATGGGCTCTATCCTTCAACTTTCCAGGGTGTGTCGGAACCACTCTCAGGCACGATCGTGCCAGAGGCGGAGGTGATATTGCGGACGCCGAACGTTCTAGTGACCATTCGGTTCACTCGAAACTGCAGGTCGACCCGCTTTCGCCACTTCTGGTTCTCCAGTGGCTCAGGAGCGTTCAGTACGCGACCAACGTCGACCATGGCAAGGCCAAGCCCACGAATTGTATCTCTGTTCTGGGACTGGTAGAGGCCGTCCCTCAGAAGCTTGGCGTTGGCTCGCCCGCTGGGTCCGTAGAACGAGGACAGGATCGTCAGGGTCTCCTGACGATACATTGTATCGCTCCCGAGACCCCCGTCCGCAGAGCCATCGTGAACGACGGAGGGGTGCGGATCAGCATCCTCGTCCACCAGGCCAATGGCACACCAGTCAGAGCCAACCTCCGGCTCTGCTGCTGGATCCTCGACCCATCTCGGTCGAACCGTGCTTCCCGGCATGCCTGTGATGCCGACTACGATCGACTGAAGAATATCCTCTAGAGCATCGTCCTCGACAGGGCCGCTGACGTCTGTCGGCCGGAGGAAGCCCACTGTGGTTGTGTCGTTGGACATCAGACCTCCGGTACGACCTCACGAAGATCGCACGTTGCAGTGTAGAACCCGGACCCAAACGCCGACCAGTCGTCAACTGCGGTGACGATGTATCGCCTCCCTCGGTAGACAATCTCGTCTGGCGGTGTAGTCCTCGTCCGTGGAATCAGTCGACAGCGCGAGTAGACAGTGATCGCTCCACTGACACGGTCGCCCTCTTCCTTCCTGACGAGCCTCAGACCACCGGGCACAACCACCCCCGTCACAGTCTGCGGGGGGAGAGCCTGCGTGGTCTTCCTGCCATTGTCTCCGACGACCTCCGTCGTGCGGTAGATCGTGAAGGTGCTGGAGAAGTCAGGATCGCTCAGCAGGGCGGTGACGTCGACAGTTGCCATCAGTCAGTGTCCTGCAGAACGTAGGTTATCGACCTCAGATAGGCCCCCGTGTTGATGAGGGGCTTGGCCTCTGCCACGAAGTCAATCGGAATTGTCTTGCCGCGCCGCTTCTTCTGTCTATTCCACCGAGCTCGGATGGCACCCATCTTGAGAGGGGGCTGGAGTCCTTCCTGGATCTTCTTCTTGACAGAGCTGACGGCGATCAGTCCAGCACTGTTAAGAGCCCTGTCTCCCGCTCTGGGGTCGCCTCGAAGCAGGACGTCCATGGCGCCCCTGGCCATGGCCCTCGCGATCTCGTCAGCAGCGTCTCGCACACCAGGAATCAGATGTGGTCGAGCCGGAATGTTTCTGGACGGCACGCCAAACTCGTGCCAGTAGCCGATCGCTGCATTGGTGACAGATCCGTCTCCAGTGCG